ACGTATCACCGTCACATTCAAACGTTTCATCACCACCGGGTGTAATCAACGTAACTTTATAGTTCGCACGAACAGCTACACGAGACTTCTTCTTGATAAGACGAGTTCGTGGTACAATGGGTGACTTGAGATGACAAGTGGTAAGGGTAGACATGATAGTTGACCATGGAGTTTCGTTTTTAAATAGCATTATTCGTGCAATTTAAAAAGGATTGTTTTATATATTTTTTACTATCAAACGAATATTTGATACTTAGTTGCTGAAAGCCAAACCGCCCATTCCGCTTTGAATGCGGAGGACGTTGTAGTTAACAGCGAACATGTTGAGGTTGGTCGCGACGGCGCCCGCCTTGGTCTTGATGGCAACTTGCGCGTTATCGATGCGGGAGAAGTTGCAGGTACCGGTCGGCTGGTGCTCTTCGGGCTTGAGCGCGAAAGAGTACGAGTACACACCGGGCAGAGGCGAGCCAGTGTGGTGGTTGTAGGCTTGGACTTGGTTGAAGTACTTACCGGTTTGCTCCTTGAAGCGGTCTTGGCCGTTAAGCACAAGCTTGAACGTGTCGACGGGGCCGGCAAGTTCTTCGGTCCAGGCAACACCTTCGGAAGTCGCTTGCAGAAGGGGGGCACCGGTCATCGCCGTGGCGACGAAGCAGTTACCGGAACTGGCACCCGCGCACACGTTCGACGCGAGGGTCGCGACAGACGAGCTGGTGAAGTTCCACAAGTTGGAACGGGACACCGAACCCTGGTCAGCGCACCACACAAGCTCCTTAACGGGGTGGTTGTAGGAGAGGCGGATCTGCTTGACCTGGCCAGCGCTGGCAAGAGCGTCGGAACCGGTATGCTGAACCTGCTCGATCAGGTATTCGTGACCCTTCTGGGCGAAGCGGCGACGCTCTTCGGTGTCCAGGTAGATGTAGTTGGCGTACACCTTGAAGGTGGAACCATCGGTGTATTGGTCGAACTCGGAGGACAGGTCGAAATCCAAACGGACTTCGTGGTACTGGAGCGCGATCAGGGGGAGCGCCAAACCGGGGTTGCGGTTGAAGAAGAAGATCAGAGGGAGGAAGATCTGACCGGCATCGGCACCGGGGGTGGTCATCTTACCCCAAGACGCCTTCTTGGACTCATCGAGGTACAACTCGGAGTACAAACGCCACCACCTTTGGTAGTGCTTGTCGATGCGCTGACCACCGATGGACAGTTCAACATCCTTGATGGCACGCTCCGCGGCGAAGCACGTGTCATCGGCGGCACCGGTGATTTCCACGAGACCAGCCTTGGCCTTCATCTCGACGTACATGTCGGCGACGAGGTCACCGTTACGGGCGACGGTCACGGAGACACGGCCGTTGTCAGCGGGGTTACCGTTGACGGTTTGTTCGATGTTTTCCATCGCGAAGTTGGTGTGGCGCTTGTAAACAGCCTGGAAGAAAGTTACAGCGGGGTTGCCGGTCAGGTATACATCCTGGGCACCGTAAGCTACGAGTTGCATGAGACCACCGGCCATTTTTTTTGTTGTACTATACACCAACATTTTATTTCAGCGCGAAAAAACATGCACCCTTTTTCCTGTGTGTACATAAAATGTCAACCACCCCCGAGAAGAAAGAAGAGTCTGAATATGAGTCCGAGTCTGAGTCCGGGTCCGAGTCCGGGGTCGAGGAAGTTGTTGGTGCTGAAGATGCGATTGACCTCGCGGAATATGAAAGTGAAGATGAAGGTGAAATCGACCCCGTAGGTATCATGGTCGAACTTTTAGAAACTGCTCTGATCACACCCGAAGGTGAGACGGTCTGCAGTGCACTCGTGAATGTGGGACGGCAAATTGAAATACAAAATAAAATTATGGTCAAACTTTTGACCACGCTTCAAAAAAATTGAGCTTAGAAAAATGACCCCCTAATATAGAAAATGTCAGAGGGTACTCACTTCATCAGCGAAAATGCTGGGCACGAGGAAGCAAACAGTGCCATGAGGACAAATGAAATTAAAACTTTTAGCGATGTAGAGTTCAAACACTTCATCGACGAATTGGAACATATGTGGAAGATTAACGAGCATAACGATCAATACTTGTCTTACCGAATTGGATACGATAATTTTTTTACAAAAAACGAACTTAGTGAAGATGGTCTACCCACGAGTGTAAATATCGAAACGATCTGCACCAAATACAAAAACGTTCGAGATGGCCTGTGTGAATTATATCATAGGGCCGACACACTTAAACTCTTGGAGTTCGAACGTGAGAATGAAGACGTGAAAATGGCTACGAGAATTAACCGTCTGATCGATCAAGTAGATGATGCTTGGCAAATTGTATTTCGTAACGCTCGCATTTATGATAGAGTAAACAACCCTACATATGTTCCAATTAACCCAGAATCCGACCCATCTCTTTTCCGTGTATCCACAATCGCGAACATTCAAGAGCTTTCCCCATTCCAACAGTCTATTTTACAAACACTTCGGTACCTTTACGAAAACAACATTAAGAGATACAAAGGACAATGCTGTACTGAAATTAAAACAGCATCTGGGGCTTCTACGAGAGCGTGGAAACCCATACAGACGATCCAAGAGTTTGTGTACAGTGTCAGTAAGAAGGAGATACATTTTGAACTATGGAAAAATTTGACATCGCGTGGGACTGGTCATCGTGACGTTATCACGTATCTATCAAATTGTAACGACATGCAATTTCCCGACATTGTCAAGAACCGTCATGTATGGTCATTCAACAATGGTATTTTCATCGGTAAAGAACGGTTAGATAAGGACGGCGCCTATAAGTCTTCGTTCTACACGTACGATTCACCCGAGTTCAAATCACTCGATCAAACTGTTATGAGCTGTAAATACTTTGATCAGGAATACACTGACCATTCACAACTTGAGGATTGGTACGATATCCCCACGCCATATTTCCAGTCTATTCTGGATTACCAGAAGTTTGACGAAGATGTGTGTAAGTGGATTTACGTTTTAGGTGGTCGTCTATGCTTCGACGTTAACGACATGGATGGTTGGCAAGCGATTCCTTTCCTAAAGGGTGTTGCGCGCTCCGGTAAGTCTACACTGATCACGAAGGTGTTTAGAAAGTTCTACTGTACGGAGGACGTTCGCACGCTTTCAAACAATGTCGAGAAGAAGTTCGGTCTGTCTTCCATTTACGACGCGTTCATGTTTATCGCCCCCGAAGTTAAGAATGATCTCGCACTCGAACAAGCTGAGTTCCAATCCATTGTGAGCGGAGAAGACGTCTCGATTGCGGTAAAACACGAGAAAGCCAAATCTATCGAATGGAAAACGCCGGGTATTCTTGGTGGGAACGAGGTGCCCCACTGGAAGGACAACTCGGGAAGTATTCTGCGCCGTATTTTGACAGTCAATTTTGGTAAACAAGTAAAAAATGCCGACCCTACGTTAGATGTGAAGTTAGAGAGTGAACTCCCTGTCATTCTTCAAAAATGTGTGCGCGCGTATTTACTCTATTCGCAGCAGTACGCCAATAAGGATATCTGGAATGTTCTTCCGGAGTATTTTAAGAAGGTGCAAAAACAGGTCGCACTCGTTACCAGTCCACTCGAGAACTTCTTACAGTCGCATATGGTCAAAATAGATGAGAACTCTACTTGTCCCATGACCGTCTTCCAGGATGCATTCAATAACTTCTGCGTATCCAGAAACCTTGGTAAGAAGACCATCAATTACGACACGTATATCGGGCCATTCAGTCAGAGAGATCTATCGGTGGCCGTCGATTCGCGGCTGCATAATGATATGATGTACGATGCACAGGAATTTGTAGTGGGTCTCGACGTGGTCGTGTCTCTTAACAATTAAAATGTACGCGTAAAATATATGGGTCAGTTTAACCATTTCGTCAATAACGAAAATATACCATCGTTTAATGAAGTCTTACGATCTGAACCGTACTTAACAGACGCTAACCGAAATAAACTACAACGTGCGCGCACAAAGGAGAACATGCGTGTATACGATAAGATGACGAATCTGACACAGAAGAGAGTTGAAAATTCTAATGTCATGAAACTCGTGGTGAGTCCACTCCAACTCGGATTTTTTAACGCTATAGTCAACAGGGAGTATGACGCGAAGGCAAAGCGTATCAACTTAGAAAATGTAATTAATAAACCTATACCTGGTAGGGTTACGTTACCGGGTACGACCTTAGATATAGAAGTTACGAATATCAAGTTGATATATGGTCGTTACACTGGGGGTATGGAACGTTCCAAGTCTGGTATAGTCGGTAAATTTAACCCGGCGACGAACTATTTCATGGCACAGATAACTGCGAATATGTATGATGGGTCCGTTAGACAAGGTGTAAACTTCCGCATATATAGGAATGGTAAAATACACTTTTCGGGTGGGTTCATGAACAACGACATCACACACGCTGGGAAAATTCAAAAGTACATTGTAGACAATTTTACAAATAGAGAAAACTTTTTATACAATCCTATAATTTATAACAATATCACTGGTCAATTTAAGATAAATGGTCGGATCGATTTGACGAAAGTAGCTAGAACATTTGCAAAGACTGGCAAAGTTGAATACGAACCAGAACTTCAAGCGTCTTTACGCATGGAATATAAGGGTAGAACATTCCAACTGTTTACGTCTGGTGTGATACAAATCCTAGGAGTCGCCAATAACGCTGGTATGTTAGCGTCATACGATATAGGGAAGAGCTTCACAAAAGAATTGGTCGTCTTAGAATGTATAAAAATTGTGAGTACTCAAGTGACTGACCGTGTCGCAAAGCGCCGCGTCGTGAAGACGGTGAATACTACTAAAAGTATAGGAAATGTGAACTATGATAAAAATAAAAAACGAATCATCATTTCAAAAAAGATGTGCATGTCACATTCTAAACCCGAACTCGTGTCCTTCGCCAAAAAACTTGGTATAATGAATATCAAGTCTACTACCACAAAAACCGCGTTATGCGAACTCATTAAAAAACACGTATACGGCAATTTTACCGTGAATGGTCACCCATGCAAATCACAATCAAAGGAATATTTAACCTCTGTAGCAATGACTAAGGGTATAACCGTATCCGATACCGACACCGTAAATGCGTTATGCCAAAAGTTGGAAATCCCTCCTCCTACTACACGCACCAAAAAAAATATGACCACGACCAAGGCCAAGTCGACGATTAATGCGGCTAATTATAAAAAACGTCGGTTAAACGATGAAAGTGTTAAGGAGAATATAAAGAAACTTTATGGTAATAAATGGCTTACCCAATATAAAAACGTAATGGAACCTCTTAATAAAAACGTAGCGGAAATGCAAAAGGCTATCAACGCACTCAATCTTAAAAAGAATCAAAAGGGTTTACCATTTAAGAAGGGTGTAGATGACGTTAAAAAGAGTGTGGTGAGAACATGGAAATCGCAGCGCAAAGTTGAGTTGAATAAAAAATTGAATAATTTGAATAACATTTTTGCTAAAAATCTCGAAAATTTAATGAATGTTACAACGCCGTCGCCTCCGAAGAAGAATAATAAGAAAACTCGATTCCCTAAAGGTACGCGAGTCGAACAAATTTAAAAACAATTCACGAATATCATACATGGATAACCCGAGAGATATTTTTCTACAACTCGCGCGATCAAAACCCGAAATACAAATAGACAATATGGAAAATGTGAATATCTATATACGAGAACATATTCTAAACACTATATTTTACGTGATAGTAGAGTATATTAAATTTGAACGCAGTACCCATGACACGGGGTTTGGCCCGATCGAAGAAAGTTATTACTGTACAGATGAATTTATCGACGCCGACGATGCACGTAAATGGATAAGAGAAAACATACCCGATGATGACATGGCTCTAATCATGTATGTGTTCGACAACCCCCGTAAAATGTATAGGTCTAAACATAGACGTACACTTTTATACCTTACAAACATGTTATATTTCGATTTATAAGTTTAGTGGGTTCAGAAATCTGTTTCAAATGTGCTGCGTGATATGAAAAATCATACCCTACAAAAGTCGTTTTTATTTTATCAGAAAGTGCAAACCCTTCGTATCTCTTCGCAACACTCTCACATACAGCTCCATTTTCAACTTCCATTAACCTATCTTCAAGCATAATGAACTCTTTCAATCTTTCTTTTGACATTCCATTATTCTTCATTTTAGTAAACATTTCTTTAGATTTTCCTTCCGTTAAGTGGAAATATTCCGTTTTGTATCCCAAATGAGAAACCTGAGTCTTATTATTAGTATCTATGTTGACTGTAAAAATAATATACAGAATTACTACAAGTAATGCGGGTAGTATCATTTAGTAGTATCCAAGATATTAAAAAGATCTTTAACTTTGTGTAAAATATTGAAAAGTTGGCGGTCGTCACCAATCGTTTTGGGGTCGATAATTTCCATTTCAATCTGATACACGACTGGGTCTTCACTGTCCATGTCGTGAGTGTCACCCATGCACGTGGTAAGGTCAATACTTAAATTTTTTCTGATGAAAGAGAGACGTTCTTTCATCTTCTTTTTATCCATCGTTCTGTCAACGTCT